CCGCGGTCGGCTGCTGATCTGTACTGCGTTAACCTCCTGACTAAAGGCCCGGCGGGCGACTGCCGGGCCTTTTTTAATGACGGCGCAAGCCGGACGCTGCCGCGGCGGAACGCGGTTACACGAAAGGAAAAGGTGACGCGATGAGCGTGTTTCGACGGCTTGCAGTGGGCGAATTGATCTTCGAATCGGCGCAAGATGGCGTTGTCGCGCATGCGGGTGGTGGGCAAACCAATGCCTTCAACATCGGCCCGATCGAAATGACGCGCGTCACCACGGTCGCGACGGCAGGCGACAGCATCATGCTGCCGCCGGCGCAGCCTGGGCTCGGCCTGATCATCGTCAACCACGGTGCGAATAGCATGCAGGTTTTCGGTCAACCGAGCGATACGATCAACGACGTCGCGTCGGCTACCGGGGTCCCGCAAATGGCGAACTCCTGGGTGTTTTATGGCTGCTTCACGGCCGGCGCTTGGTACACCGAGGGGCTCTCGCAGGGCTTCTACCAGGGTTACGGCACATTTTCTACCGTCGACAGCATCACGGCGTTCGCTGGCGGCGGTCAGGCCAGCGCTGTGCTGCTAACGGCGATGCAAAATCGCGTCACCACGGTAGGTTCGGCGGGCGATAGCGTGCGCCTTCCGCCGGCGGTTCCGGGGATGGAAATCACGGTGATTAACGCGGCTGCGGCGAACTCGATGAACGTGTTCCCGGCTTCGCAGGCGCAGGGCGGTAAGTCCGGCGGAGATGCCATTAACGCGCTAAGTCAAAATACTCAATTTGCCGTCGCTTCGAACAAGGTCGCCACGTTCTACTGCTGCACCTTGGGGACTTGGCACTCAATCCTCACAGCCTGATGGCCTCTGGAAGTCTCGCCAGCACGAATTGACGTGCTTTAAACTGTCGGGGCGACTGCAAGCGCCCGGTGAGCCTCATGTCCTTTTTTTCAACTCAAAATGTGGGGTCTTTCCATGCCGCAAATCACCTATGTCCCGACGCATGACTCTCCGGATCAAACCGAGGTCTCAGGGATCCAATTCCAGGCTTATCAGCCTGTCGAGGTCGCAAACCGCGATCTCTTCGAGAAGCTCCGGCGCAATCCGTTCTTCACCGAAGGCGCTCCGGACAATGCCCGCAAGGGTATCTGGCGCGCTGTGCGCGCGGCGCAAGCCAAGGCGGCCGATCTTCGGCGACAGGCGGACGCGATCGAGCAACAGGCGCGCGATGGCGTGCTTGCGCCGATCGAGGATCCGGCTCCGGAAGCAACGGCTGAGGGCTCGGCGGCCGTCAACTGATCGCTCAAGACGGGCGAATTAAGCAGAAAGGAAAAGCGATGGAAAAGGAATTGCCGGAAATCAAGGCGGACAAGGCGAGCAAGTTGCCGCCGGTTCCGGGCGGGGCGAAAAACTTCCAGGTGATCTATCACCCGGACGGAAGCGACCCGAGCGAAACCATGGTGCACGGGGTCCGCTTTCGCGCGGGCGTCGCGGTGCCGATCTCCTCGGCACAAACGGCGCTCGTTCCGATCACGGATAAGGTCGAGCGCGATGGTATCGTTTGCAACCGCACGGTCGAGCGCCGTATTCCGCTGGTCGATCTTCTGCGCCGCAATCCGTTCTTTTCGGTCGACGGTGAGCGCGCTGAGCGGGTGCGTCCTGGGTCGCAGATTCCGACAAGCCCGGATAGCTACCGCGGTTATGCGATCATCTGGATTGCGGCCTCGAACTCGGCGAGCGGCATTCGCCATCGGTGGGCGGCCGAAGAGGCGTTGCGCATGCGCTGCGGCTGTCAGGCTGAGGATATCGCTTACATTTCCCCGTTCCTAGAAATGCGCGTCAAGGAGTGCGAGGACGGCGGCGGCGTGCTCGCTGCCTGATTTACCAACCTGCGCAAGTAGGCAAACTGAACCGAATGCTTGCCTTCGGGGGGTCGACGCATGGCCGTATTCCGCACGTCGACAGATTTGATCAACGAGGCGCTCGCCAAAATCGGTGTGCTCGTTGCCGGCCAAGCGGCGGACCCCGAAGATTTCTCCTATATCGCGACGGCCCTTGACTCGATCTTCTGGAAGGTGGCGGAACTGAATATCTGCCAAATTCCGGATTCGAACGCGATCCCCAATCAGTGGTTTCTTGATCTCGCGGCGATCGTAGCCGGCGAGTGCGCCACAAAATTCGGGGTGAGTAACGACGACTATGTGAAGCTGGTCAACGCTGGCCTGGGCGGCGTCCAGGGCGTTGACGTCGGCTTCGGGGCGGCGGCGAAGTCTCTGCGCGAAATGAACCGCGGCCGTCCGACCTATGAAACGCTGCAAGTGAGCTACATGTGATGGGGACTAAGCCGCCCGTCCCCGTTCCTTTTCCGCTGTCGACGTTTCCAGGCGCTACGCCTCAGGAATCGGCCGGGCGGCTGATCAATTGCTACGCTGAGCCGCTCGGCGATCCGCAAGAGCAAGGCAAGGGAGCGCCGCGCGAGGCGCGCGTATGGCGGCGCTCGCCGGGCCTCACGCAATTCACGCAAAGCGGATTCAGTGGCTACCGCGGCGGCCTCCTGGTCAATAATCTGAGCTATGAGGCATGGGCGAATGAGGCGGTGACGGTCGACGCCTCCGGCAACGTGTCTGCGCTCGGCAACTTTCCAGGCACGAAAGCGATTTCGATCGCCCGCAATCAGGCGTCGCCGATCGATGTGATTGCGGTCGATATCGACAATGGGGCCTATCTGCTATCCGGCGGCGGCGCTCCGGCGCTCTACATAGGGGGCGGCGCGCTACCGCAACCGAATTCAAACACCTATCACCACGGTTACTTTTTCTTTTCGATCGCCGATGGGAGGTTGTTTGCGACGAACGTCAACACGACGTCGATGAACTCGCAAACGAACACAACGATCCTGTCGAAAAGCGATGTCGTGCTGCTGCGGGCTATTGCCTATCAGGAATACTTGCTCGCGATGAGCACGGGGTCGATCGAGGTTTTCCAAGATCAGGCGAATCCATATCCTGGTTTCCCGTATACGCGGCAGTTGGTATTGCCTAATGGTTTGATCCAAGCCAACGCGGTTGCTGGGTTCGAAACTGGTTTCGACGATCTTCTGTGGGTATCACAAGATTTTGGCGTCTGGTGGATGCCGCAAAACACGCTCGCGCCGGTAAAAACGTCGTCTCCCGATCTTGACAGGCTGATCGAGAGGGCGGTGGTCTCCGGCGATACGCTCAACGCCTCGGTCTACATCTTCGCCGGGCGCAAGGTTTGGGTGCTCTCCTCGTCGACGTGGACGTGGGAATTCCATCTTGTGCAACGAAAATGGTTTGAACGCTCGTCGTTGCAATCGAGTGGATTGCAAGGGCGCTGGCGTGGCGTCGGTGGCCACCCGGCTTTTTCCAAGTGGCTGCTCGGCGACGCGCAATCGCAAGCGCTGCTGTTTCTGGATGATACGAATTATGCGGACGCGACCACGCAATCCGGGGCGGTGACGACGAATGCGCCCATGATGGTACAGATCGATTCCGGGGCGGTCGAGAATTTCCCGGCTCGCCAGCGGGTGGCGCGCTCTGATTTCGATTTCGTCTTTGGCACGGGAATGCCAGCGCGGTCGTGGTCGACCACGGTCACGGGGGCCGCGGCCGGCACGGGCGGGGTGGTGCGTCTCGCGGTCACGGCGACGCTCGGGTTCAACAGCGGCGACACCGTGATCGTTGCCAACGTGGGCGGCACAACAGAGGCGAACGGTACTTGGTCGACATGTACCGTGATTGATGCGACGCATATTGAGATTCCGGTGGCGTTCGTTCACGCCTACACGTCGGGCGGCACGATTACAGACGTGACGGTGCCGAACAACGTGCAGAATCCGCAATGCGCGATCTCGTGGTCGGATGACGGCGGCATGCGCTACCGCGGTCCGCTGTACCGGGCGCTCGGGCAAGTCTCACAGGTCAAGACGATCCGGGTGAGCCTCAAGAATACCGGCCTGACGGGTCAGCAAGGGCGGCGCTGGCGAATCCAGGTATCGGATCCGGTTTATACCGGGTTCCTGGCTGCAACGATGGACTCGGATCCGACTGAGAAATGACAAGCACACAATGCGCCGCGCTGCCTCCGCAGCCTCCAATCAATCAGCGGATATTCGATGCGAACGGCGATCTCACGCCGCTGTGGCGGATTTATCTGACGTCGCTTGACAAGGTGATCTTGCGGCAACTGCTCGTCGGTCCGCTGATCAATGCGGCCAACGATACCGCGGCGGCGACGGCTGGGGTGCCAATCAGTGGGCTCTATCGCACGGGTAACGCTGTGCAGATAAGGTTGACGTGACCATGGGTCTCTTCGACGCTTTCACCACGAAAAACGCTGATGCCGCCGCGGCTGCTCAAAAGCAAGCCTCGCAATGGGCGATGGATGCCTACAATGCGAATGCGCAATCCGGGCGCAATGTTCTCACGTCGAACGTAAACACGGGCCTGGGCGCGCTCTCTGATGCCTATTCGCAGGGCCGAAATGCGCTTAACACCAATTACGGGGCGGCGCTGCAACCGTGGCAAACGAATTTCGGCGTCAATAATCAGGGCCAGCAACTATTCGCCGATGCTCTTGGGGTGAACGGTCCGGAAGGGCAGGCGCGGGCGCGCGATACCTTCCAGGCTGGGCCCGGCTATCAATGGATGCTCAACCAAGGCAACGAGAACATTCTGCGCAACAATGCGCGCACGGGCTCGCCGGCCTCGGGGCAGACGAATATCGATCTCCTGACGTATGGGCAGGGCCTTGCAAATCAGCAATGGCAAAACTGGCTGCAAACGCTCCAACCGTACACTCAGGCAGCTAATACCTCGGCAGCCGGGCTCGGCGGCACTTATGGCAACCTCGCCAACGCGCTCGCCGGCAACTTTCAGGGCCTCGGCACGCAACAGAACGCCACCTATTCCGATCTTGGCTCGAAATTGCTCGGCTCGTTCACGGGGCAGGGCTCGGCTGATGCCAGTCTGTTCGGGAACATGGGCAACGCTCAAGCGAATGCCGATCTCGCCGGCAACACCGCGTCGGCCAATCTGTGGGGCGCGCTCCTCAATGGCGGCAAGATGCTCGCCGGCGGCGGCATTGGGAACGGGCTTAGCGGTATAGGCACTGGCGCAGCCAATATGGCCGGCGGCCTTTCCAACGCGGGGACGGCACTATTCGGCATGTTCTCCGATGAGCGCATCAAGGAAGGTGTGGAACGTGTCGGGGCGCTCTTTGACGGGCAACCGATCTATCGCTACCGCTATACGGGCGATCCGCGCACCCAAATTGGGCTCCTCGCGCAAGAGGTCGAGGACGTCGAACCGGAAGCGGTGTTCGATGCCGATATTCCTGGGCTGCGCGGGTTGAAAATGGTCGATTACCACAAGGCCACTAATAGAGCGGCCGAATTGATGAGGTTGGCGGCATGAATAGAAAAGGGCGGCGCGCTGCCGCGGTCAAGGCGCAACCGGCGACGGCAACGAAGGTCAAGGCGAATCCGGCGGTGCTGCCGGTGCATGGAACGGATGCGGCTCCGTTTATCGTGTTCGATCGCGCTACCTGTTACGGCGTCGTCGGTGGCATGGTGGCGGTCGAGCTTGCCGCTGTTTGCATGATTCCGGCCGATCCTCGGCCGCTGAACCGTCAGGTCATTACCGCGCATATTCGC